CCAGCTGAGGGTAGACAATCCCTGCTACCCGCGCATAGAAATCCGTTCTGGTGGATGCAACGGATTTGAAAAGCATTTTGGCTGGACTGACGCAGTGGACGTAGACGACATGATCATTGATACGGCCACAGGTCCAGTGGTAATTGACAAGATCAGCTATGACCTTCTAGACAATGCCACGGTTGATTACAAGACTGATCTTGCTGGCTCTTATTTCTCCATTGACGTACCAGAAGCAGCTAGCACCTGTGGATGTGGCACAAGCTTCAGCCTATGAAGTCTATGAGCAGTGATCACTGCTATCGCTAAATAAATACCACAATAAAGGCATCAAGGCCTGTTGGCCGGGGAAGGTTCTCATGTTCGTCGACGACGTAAAAGCAAGCGCTGAGCACAGGCTCAACCAAATCATTCATACATTGAAGCATGTGTATGACACACAGCTAACGCTAGATGAATCAAGCATTGACGAGCTTGCAGCCATCCATGACAGCAGCGAGATAGTAAAGAACAGCATCGTCAGCGAGAGTGCTTTCAACAGCTGGCACAGCAATCCCACATACACCAAGCACATGCTGATCATGGAAGCGGTACGCCTATATCTCACAGAGATAGCACCAAGGCGCCGTCCAAAGCATCTGCGTGAGAGCGAAGAAACTAACCTCAGTGAGAGCCATGCTACCAAGGTTGGTCGTTGGATGATGGACTTTGCTGAAAAGGCCAACACCAAAGATGACAAGCTGCTGGCCATGCTCAACAGCTTTGGTCGTGTCGGTGAAGACCTAGTGCGGCTTGGACAACCATTTGCTCCAAAGAGCATGAAGGAATTGATGTCCTATTATGAAGCTCGCATTGGCGATACCAATGACGACGAAGATGACCGCAGGCAAGCCAAGGAAAACCTCATGGCACTGCGCATGGGTCACAAGATGTATGACAAGCATCATGCTAAAAAGACCGAAGAGAGCGCACCAGTGGAGGAACAAAGCGTGGCACACATGGCAGACAAAGGTGCGGCAGCACACAGCATGGATCCAGAGCTAGCAGCGCTGATGAAGAAATATGGCGTTGATGCTGGACATTCAATGGACGAAGAGATCACAGACGAAGGCAACGAATTCACCGGAGCACTAGCAGCTGCCAAAGCTGCCCACAAGGATGAATTTGAGGTAGACGGCAAGAAGTATCCTGTGAAAGAAAGCCGGTCCCTGACAGAAGATCACATGCAGCATCATGATTACCAAGCCAGCATGGCTCGCAGTGAGCTCTACCGCAATGTCAAGTACGGCATGGACATGCTCAAGATGATCCGCAAGGAAGACGAAGTCGAACCTTGGATCGCAGCTAACCTAACCAGCGCTGCTGCCATGTTGGACAAGATCTATCATTACATGGACTATTACATGAACGCAGAACCAGGCGTTCTTGACGAAGATGCGCCAATGCCAGACTACAGCATGGACGATGAAGGCATGGATGGTGATGAAGTACTAGGCGAGACCAGCGGCAGCATCGCACGCATGAACCTGCTAGGAATCGTAGAAGACAGCATGAAGCTGTTCCACATGATACAGCCAGGTGACCACCTCGAAGGCTGGGTAGCTATGAAGCTCACACGCGCCAGCGGTGCCATCAGCGGCGCTAAACACTTCTTAGACTACAAGGCATTTGAAAAGCATGCGGGCGAAGATTTTGATCTAGACGAAAGCCGCTATGGACAGTTTGCTCGCATGCTGCGCGAAGCCGCTGAAACACCAGAACAGGATCTGCAGCATGCTCAGACGCTGATCGCTGCCAAGAGCATCAGTGATGATCTGCAGAGCATGGCAGAGAAGGTGGCACGCATGGGTGTCGACGATCTCATGCCGCTGGTTGATACCATGAAGACACAGTTTGGTCCAGAAGCAGCAGATGCTTACAACGAAGTGATGAAAAACCAATTGGAGTCATTGCTGTCAGCCACACAAGAAGCCAAGGATCAGAGCGATGATGCTGTGCTGGCATTACAGGGCGGCGGCATACCTGGACAGGGCACTAGCGATATAGAAAACATGGACATGGAACCCAGCCTTGGTGCCACGGCATCACCGAGCGACGGACAAGGTACTTCGCCAGCTGCAGCAGGCGGCAGCGCACCACTGGGTCGTGCCAAGAAGGCCCCTGCAGAACCAGAAGTAGAGCTAGAAGAAGCCTGGGGCACTGAGATGCACACTGCTGAAAAGGACAAGGGCAAGTGGGATGGTTATACCATAGCTGATCTCAAGGCCAAGAAGAAGAAACTCATGGACAAGGAATCACGCAGCGCTGCTGAACAAAAGACAGTGAAGCAGATTGACTTTGCCATCCGTGCCAAGCAGAAAGACAGGTTTGGTGCTATCAAGGAAGCTGCTAAGAAGAGCAAGAGCCCGTATGCGATAGGCATGTATCAGGCCAAGAAGGAAGCTGGCATGGATCCCAAGAAGCCAGCACATGATCTTCCGAAGAAGGTAGTAAAGCGTGCGCATGAGATCGGTGCTAGCATCGAAGGCACGGACGAGAGCATCAAGAGACTGAATGGACTGGTAGAAAAAGCATTGCGTGGCAAGCGCAAGTATGAAGCTGACCTAGCAGAGCATCGCAGCCAGTTTGCTCAGCGTGTGACAGAAGGCAAGGTCAAGGATCTTCTCAAGAGCGGACAGGGACTGGAAGGTGATCTCCTTGAAAAGAAGATCGCAGAAGTCACAGCCATGACAGCTAACCTCAAGAACCAGATACGTGTTTTAGAATCCAACAGCAAGGCCAAGCTGCTAGCAGCTATCAAGGAAGAGCGCAAGGCAGCACGCTTTGACAAGGCCAAAGCTACCAAGCCATGGGGTGTGATGTACGAGTCACAGGGCAAGCGCAAGACCAAGTTCTTTGAAGATCAGAAGGCACGCGATTACTGGGCTCAGTTGAATGACAGTCTCAAGGTGGCACTCATTAATCCAGAACATCTCGATGCTGTAGCTTCCAAGTGAGCAGGTGATATCATGCGATACAGCGAGATCACCAGCCTGCCTAGCAGTCCAGAAGAGGCACAGAACTCCCTGATGGATATGGTGAGCATCTATCGCAGCAAGGATGAGGCAAGCATCCCCATGAAGGAGATCCTCAGTGCCATGCACAACCAAGGCTTTGATGCTAATACACGCTGGGTCATGGATACTCTCAAGGACAAGAGTGGTGTAAAGCGTATATTGCCTGACAGGGTAGAGCTTGAACAGGACGAGATAGAATCATCGGTGCCAGGCAGTGATGAACTGGAAAAGAGCCAAGAGAAAGTCCAGAAGATGGCTAGCAAAGCAGCCAGGAAGGGCGTGAACGATGCCAACTAATTTCGGTACAACTGCCAGCAGCATCTTCATCACAGCTGCTGATGCCAGGCAGAATCCCATACGCGAGAGAGTGGTCTTTGATGAGGGTACAGCGATAAGCGCAGCAATACTTGAAGCTGTTCGCACAGGTTTCTACAATGCTCTGATCAATGGCGGCACTACCATGACGCAGAACTATGGCGTGACCGAGCAAGTATACGACATCAACGACAGCACCAGCACTTTTGAAGTGCCAAATCATCCTTGGAACACCGGAGATGAGGTTTTTGTAAACAGCACAGGTGAGCTACCAAGCCCACTACAGCTAAACAACATATACTATGTAATCTTCGTGGATGCCAACAACATTAGGTTGGCTGCTAGCAAGCAGGCAGCCCTAGCAGCTAGACCGATAGCAATATCCATCAGCAGCGGATTGACCAGCATAGTGCTCACAGATGAGGGCAACGGTTATTCAGCAACACCAACTGTGACCATTACCGGTGGCAACGCTACTGTGTCAGCCACAGCACAGGCATATCTAGCTCCCTATGGAGCCGTGAGCTACATCGTGGTCGGCAGCAATGGCACCGGTTATCACTATCCTCCCACTGTAGAGATCGTTGGGCAGGGCAGCGGTGCTGTGGCAGGACCAGCATCTTTTGCTGCAGTCAGTGCCATAGTTAATCAATCTGGTATCAACTACGCCATAGGTGACGTTCTCAGCATAGTGGGAGGTGTGGGCTCGCCAACCAAAGCCACGATAACAAGTGCTGATAACAACGGATCAGTGCAGGCAGTGGCGCTTTCTATGCCTGGGCTGTACAGCACACTGCCGCAGCTTGGCAACGTGATGACCACTGTGTCACCGGGTGGTGGTACTGGTTGTACGCTTGATCTCAGCATGGGCATAGGCACCATTGCTGTGGCCAGTACTGGACTGCAGTATACAGCTCCGCCGTTGGTAACCATAGCGGGTGGAGGCGGCACAGGAGCACAGGCTTACACTACACTATCAGCTGGCACGGTCAGTACCATAGGCGTGTCAGCACCTGGCACTGGATATGTGAGCCAACCTGCCATAGAAATCACCAGCGGCAGTGGAGCTTTGGCTACAGCATATCTGCAGCCAACCGGGGTGGGTGACATCAATATTTTGACCAACAGCGGTACATACACACAATCCCCAAGCATCACCATCACAGCAGTGGGATCTGGTGCGGCTGTGAGCGGAGTATTCATGCAGATACTCACAGCGACCCTGACCACAGGTGGTGCTGGCAGCCAATATGTGGTTGGTGATACGTTGATAGTGTCTGGAGGCGAAGGTTCGGCCAGTGCCACCATCATAGTTAACCTAGTTGATGCTGCTGGTAGCATCGTAAACTTCACGCTGCTGACCAGCGGTTTGTACAGCATACTACCCGCCATGCAGGGCAACGCGGCATACGGTGGTAGCGGACAGGCCGCAGCTTTCAATCTCACAGCTGGGCTCAGCAGCGTGGTGCTAAGTTCAGGTGGGTCAAATTACACGCAGCCACCAACGGTGCTGATAGCAGCTCAAGATGGCGTTGGCACAGGAGCAGCAGCCTATACTCTGCTAGACAATGGAAGCGTGAGCAACGTAGTGATTACTTCTCCTGGCTTAGGATATGTGCAGGCACCAGAAGTAACCATAACCAGTGGCAGCGGTGCTACAGCATCTGCTAACCTAGCAGTTACATCTGTGCAGTTTGTCAACGTGGGCAACGCAGGAAGCGGCTATACTACCGCACAGGTAAACTTCAGCAGCACATACGGCATGGGTGCAGAAGCCACTGCTGTGATATCTGGTGGTGCTATCAACAACATAATTGTCACCAACGGTGGTTATGGCTATACCAGCGCTCCGCAGGTGCAGATCACAGGCGATGGTACCGGAGCTACAGCCACAGCTCAGCTGATGCCAACTGCGATAGCAAGCTTGACCATCACCAATCAAGGCATCAATTATACCAGCATTCCAAACGTGACCGTGAGCGGATCAGCCACTGCCAACGTGAGCCTATACAGCACAGGCATACAGCAGATCGTGGTCACAAATGGTGGACAGGACTACAGCAACGTGCCGCAGGTAAATGTTATCGCTGGCGCAGGCGAGACAACGCAGCCGGTTCAACCAAGCACTACTACTGTGATTGGTTACAGCTTGGCCACCATAGCAATCACCGATCAAGGTCAGGGATACCAAAGCATACCTACTATCACAGTCAGCGCTCCTCAGAACCTAGGGGGTAACATTGCTACAGCAACAGCTACCATAGGTTATGGTAGTGGTACCATGAGCGTTATCGGTTATCCTGCCAGCTATGATTACTTCCAAGTGTGGCAAGGCGGCAATGCGCTGGATCCAAACCAAACACGCCCCTATGCTGATCAGATGGGCACTATAATCAATTACTTCACTAATCTTGGTTATACCATACAGCAGCAGACCAATCCCAAAACCAATAGGACGTTCCAGTGGAACGTGCAGTGGTGACGCTATGAGAGCCTGGGAATTCATTGTTGAAGCTGATCAAACCTACATTGATCAGCTAAGATCATTGGTTGACCAAGGTTTCACTAGCAATGACATCGCAGACAAATTCAATAAGCCTGTAGAAAAGATTAGATCAGACATCAAACGTCATTATCCTGACCGTGAGAAAAAATTCACTTTTGTGACACCTGATACCATAGAAACTCTCAAGAACCTATGGGATGAAGGTTGGCGCAGAGAAGAGATAGCTGAACTAATGGGACTGAAACTGCGCAGAATTGATCATCTGTTGTCTGCATACTATCCAAACAGGCCCAATAAACAATTCCAGAAACCGCAAACCACGCTGGGTACACCTGATGTCAAACGTGAGGTGGCAGATCTCTGGAGGTCGGGCATGAACTTGCGCGACATAGGTAAGAAATACGAAATAGATCATAGCACTGCACAGCAATGGATAGATGAGATTCTAGGGCAAGGTACAGTAAAGAAAGATGTGGAATTAAAGCGATCACAACCCGGTACTGATCATTTAGCTGGTAAGGTCACGCCGGAAATGCTAAAAACAATGCGATATCTATATCAACAAGGCACAAGCTTAACAGACATAAGCGATAAGCTAGGTAATGTTGTGGTACCACGCACCGTATTAGCAACTATGGTTAAACAGCCAGATTACGCACAACTTAGAGCAGACTGGGAAAAAAATCGGCAAAGAGTGGCACCTAAATTACCAGCTAATCGTAAGATATACCGAGCCGGAACTATAGATAATCGCCGCAGCAAAGGACCTAGTAGCAAACATATGTACGGCGTGTTTACACCGAAGAAGATTTAAGATGCGCAGCACTCTACATGGACCAGAAGCGTTCCTACTCAAGAGCAAGAAACCTCACATACAAGCCTTGGTAGCCAGAGCTCACAGCATGAGCATAGAAGAGATAGATGCGCTTCCAGAAAAATCAGATGTCAAGCTTGGACTCAAGAACATCAAGAAACAGGGTGATCAAGCACAGTCAGCTGCTCGAGCTGAATTATTGGCCGACATGATGATAGCCAAGTATCATCCGGAGCTGGCTAGACAAAGTTGATGTTTGCTGCTAAACTTTATTTCCAATGGAGAGGCTCAGATGATCAAGTTTAATCCCATATACACTTACAAGAAACTGGACAGGCAAGACGGCGGCGGACAGGGCCGAGTGTATGTGGATGATGTGGGCAACAAGATCCCCAGCGTGACGACTATCCTCAGCAAGACCAAGGACATGACACATCTCATAGCGTGGAAGAAGCGCATAGGTGAGGACAAAGCCAAGCAGATCACTGAAGAATCAGCTGGACTTGGAACCACCATGCATGCTCATCTAGAAGCTTATGTGCTAGGTGAGCCACGTCCTGGGGGCAACAACTATGGCAGGCTCATGGCAGAACGCATGGCTGATACCGTGATCGCAGAAGGTCTCATTGATGTGGATGAGGTATGGGGCGTTGAAAGCCATCTGTACTACGAGAACCTCTGGGCTGGTACCACTGACTTGGTTGGCATGTACATGGGTCGCCCGGCTATCATGGATTTCAAGACCACTATCAAGCCCAAGAAGCGCGAATGGGTTGAAGACTATCGACTACAGCTAGCAGCTTATGCCATGGCACACAATAACATACATAGCACCAACATTGATACCACCGTGGTGTTCATGGTCAGCCGAGAATGCGAGTTCCAGAAGTTCGTGTGGAGCGGGCACGAGTTTGAAGAAAGCACCATGCTGTGGAGCCAAAAAGTGGCTGACTATTACGAGCGCTTCGTGTTCTAAGACAGATTGCTTCCGTGAGCTGCGATAAATATCCAGCATACACGGAGTAGATCTCAGGATGGCGATCGTATCAATCAGCAGGTTACAGCAACGGCGAGGCCTATTCTCGGATCTCCCAACCAATCTATATGAGGGTGAATTTGGTTGGTGCTTAGACACGCGCCAGCTATTCATAGGCAACGGCAATACTTTCACTGGTAATAGCCAGATACTCAGCCAGTGGAGCCCCAATGATCAGATCATCACCCATGCTTACCAAGGTGACACGGGTATCAATGCCACAGGTACCATACCTAGACAGCTGGGCAGCATACTAGATGACACTCTGAACGTCAAGGACTACGGAGCGGTAGGAGATGGGCTCACAGACGATACCATAGCTATACAGAATGCCATAGCAGACGAATGGGCTCGCATCGCTAATCCTCCCGCAACAGCCCTAAGCAGCCGTAACATCATCTATTTTCCTGCTGGAACATACTTGGTTTCGCAGTCAATCTTGCTGTATCCGTTTATTACTCTGCAGGGCGAAGGTATCTCACACACTGAGATAAGGCTGATGGCTGGGTCAACCGGACCGGTGTTCCGCACCGCAGACAGTCTTGGACAGACTGACGCCAGCATAGGCACTAATGGTGCTGTGCTGCCAGAAGCTATAACCCTGCGATACATGACTATAGATGGCAGCGCTGATTACACCACTGATGTGGTATTGCTACAGAGGTGCAACAATGTTAGCCTACAATACTGTGATATAGTCGGAGCTTACACAATTGGTGACAATCCAAACACCTACAAGGGTGGTGTGAACATCCAGAGCCTTGGAAATGCCGTGGTAACCTCCGACATAACCGTGGAAAATAGCACCATACAGCACGTAAGCTATGGTCTAGCTTGTGGTGATCCGGTGCAGCGCATATTCGTCACGCAGAGCCAGATACGCAACTGTCACTATGGTATCAATCTCACTGGTGGTTACAATGGGCCAAGCTTCGTGCAGGCCAACCTCTGCGAATTCAAAAATATATCATCTCATGGAATCCGAGTTGAGACCTACAACACAGGTGTGGCTAGCCTTGGTAATTTCTATAACGATTGCGGCAGCAATATTGACAGCAATGCTGCGCTGTACTGGAGCGTAAACTCCGATGGATGTACCAGCGTTGGTGACATCTTCAGCAACCTCTACAGGAACGGTAGGATCAGAAACGGAAATCCAGCTAATTCGCTGGTCATTGACGCACAACAGACTGAGATACCAATTAATCAACCAACACCCCTGTCATTCAGTCTACGACCCAACCAGATCAATTACGGTAGCAATGCTGTCTGGAGCGTACTTGGTATAGTAAGCCTGTTGACTGTGCAGATACAGTATACCATAAGCATGGGAACCTATGTACGGACAGGTCAGATGCAGATCATAACGGACGGTCACACCGCCAAGCTCACTGATACCAGCACTGATCTCAATGCTGCTGCATCGGTGGTTTGGTCAGTGGGTTTGGTAGGAACCGATCTACAGCTGTTCTATACCACTAGCGGCACTGCTAGCACAGGCATAATGAAATACATCTACACAACGTGGCAGTACTGAAAATCCACCATGCATAATCCATTCCTGCTGCATCCGCAGCAGCTACAGAAGACTTGGAAGGACCTCCGGGCTGAGATATCGACTGATCTGTCGCTGTCACAAAAGCTGTCATTGGTACAGAAATTCTGGAACCATGCACCGATAGGCTCTCCTTTCCTAGATTATCTTGACACTGGATCATGGCCAGATCCCTGGAACCTAATAGATGCCAAGCACCTGGACATCAATTCCGTGGCACTTGGCATGTTTTATACCCTGTTGCTGAGCGACGACAGGTCTTGGACGGCAGATAGGCTCACTCTGTTTTTGATCAGGAACGGAGAACAATGCTGGGAACGATTGGTATGCATGGTCGATGACAGATGGCTGCTGAACTATGACAGGCAGGCTGTGGTCGATGCTAGTGAAATGCCTAATATTACCTGCTTGCATACCTACAAATATGATAGGCATAAGCGCAAGATCGTAGAGACTGATCACTACCATATGTCGCAGCTAGGCGCGTGAAAACGCAAGATTGCAAACATGATTTCAATGAGATGTACCGACGTTTTGATGGTTAATGCTGGTATTCTGCCATACCAATGAAAACCAGTATTATCAGGCATTTTCTACCATTTTATCAATAAAATCAATGTAAATGTAAGCTTGATCGTAGCATTTTGGGCACCGTCCAAATGGTTAAATATACCTGTTGCTGAAAGCAGCAGTCCACCTTACAATAGCAGGGAAAGATAGAGAGATGATCATGGCCACTTCACCCAAGAACGAGATACTAGTAACCAAGCGCAACGGGAACAAGGAGCCACTGAACATCGAGAAGCTACACAAGGTAGTTTTCTGGGCAACTGAGGGTATCCAGGGTGTCAGTGCCAGCGAAGTCGAGATCCGCAGCCAGATACAGTTCTATAATGGTATCAAGACGCAGGATCTACAGGAAACTCTGATCAAGGCTGCAGCTGATCTGATCAGCGAAGAGACTCCCAACTATCAGTATGTGGCCGGGCGCTTGGTCAATTACCATCTGCGCAAGGAAGTCTATGGCAATTATAAGCCATGGCACATACTTGATCTCATCAAGAAGAACGTAGCTGATGGCTTTTACGATTCGCAGCTGTTGGAAGAATACACCGAAGGCGAATGGGACGTGATCAATCGTTTCATCGATCACGAGCGCGATGCCAGCCTCACCTATGTGGCCATGGAACAGATGCGCGGCAAATACTTGGTACAGAATCGCGTGACCGGTGATATCAAAGAGACGCCGCAGATGGCCTATGCGCTGATAGCAGCCACGCTGTTCATACGCCACGATAAGCCCGCTAGATTGAATGTAATCCGCGATTATTATGAAGCCATCAGCAAGCATGACATCAGCTTGCCCACACCTATCATGGCAGGCGTGCGCACGCCGCAGCGCCAGTTCAGCAGCTGCGTGTTGATAGAGACTGGTGACAGCTTAGACAGCATCAATGCCACTGCCAGCGCAGTGGTCAAGTATGTGAGCCAAAAGGCTGGTATCGGCATCGGTGCTGGGTCTATTCGTGCTATTGGCAGTCCTATCAGGAACGGTGATGCCAGCCACACAGGCGTGGTACCTTTCTACAAGCTGTTCCAGGCAGCCACTCGTTCTTGCTCACAGGGCGGTGTGCGCAATGGAGCAGCTACTCTTTACTATCCAATCTGGCATCTAGAAGTTGAAGAGATGCTGGTGCTCAAGAACAATCGAGGCACCGAAGACAACAGAGTGCGACACATGGATTACGGCGTGCAGTTCAGCAAGCTGTTCTACGAGCGGTTGATACAAGGCGGAGACATCACGCTGTTCTCACCCAGCGATGTACCCGGATTGTATGATGCGTTCTTTGCTGATCAAGACCGATTCCGTGTGCTGTACGAAGCAGCTGAAAAGAACAAGAAGCTGCGCAAGAAGACGGTCAAGGCCATTGATCTGTTCAGCAGCTTCATGCAGGAACGCAAGGACACAGGCCGCATCTATCTACAGAACGTGGACAATGCCAACCAACATGGCGCGTTCATCGAAAGCATTGCACCCATCAAGCAGAGCAATCTCTGTTCTGAGATTGACTTGCCAACCAAGCCCTTAAATGATCTCAACGATGAGCAAGGCGAGATCAGCCTCTGCACGCTGAGCGCCATCAACTGGGGTAACATACGCAGCCCTTCTGACTTTGAAAAGCCCTGCAAGCTGGCAGTGATGGCGCTGGACAATCTGCTTGATTATCAGACCTATCCAGTGAAGGCAGCATATCTCAGCACCATGAACCGCCGTCCTCTGGGTGTTGGCATAATCAACTTTGCTTACTGGCTGGCCAAGAATGGCGTGAGCTACAGCGATCCCACGGCACTGCCTCTGGTAGATGAATACATGGAGGCCATGAGCTACTATCTGATCAAGGCCAGCGTAGATCTCGCACGTACCAAGGGTGCCTGTGCCAAGAGCGAAGAGACCAAGTATGGCAATGGCATCGTGCCAATTGACACACGCAAGCGTGACATCGATGAGTTGGTACCGCATGTTGAGCGCATGCCCTGGGCAGAGCTGCGTGAAGATCTGCAGGTAGTAGGCATTCGCAACAGTACGCTGATGGCAGTGATGCCAGCAGAAACTTCAGCACAGATAGCCAATGCTACCAACGGCATAGAGCCGCCACGCAGCTTGATCAGCGTCAAGCAAAGCAAGCATGGTGTGCTCAAGCAGGTAGTCCCAGAGTTTCGCCGCTTAAAGAACAAGTACGAGCTGCTCTGGGATCAGAAGAGCCCAGAAGGCTATCTCAAGATATGCGCAGTGCTACAGAAGTACATCGACCAAGGCATATCGGTGAATACGAGTTACAATCCTCAGCATTATCAAGATGATAAGATCCCACTTAGCGAGATGCTGGGCCACTTGTTGATGTTCTACAAGTATGGTGGAAAGCAGCTTTATTACTTCAACACCTATGATGGACAGGGTGAGATCAACGTCACTAAGATGATCTCAGATGACGTGTCTGAGTTGCCACCCATCAACGAAGCTGATTGCGATAGCTGCACCATCTAAGCAGGTTGGCAACCAAACCTACCTGCTCTATAATTAACACATACAGATGAGGAAACAATCATGAGCGTTTTTGACGTTGCTAACCGATCGGACCACACCAAGAGCCTAGCGTTCCTTGATCCCAACGGCGGTGTGAGCATCCAGCGCTATGATACCATGAAGTACAAGACTCTGGACAAGCTCACAGAGAAGCAGCTGGGATTCTTTTGGTTGCCCACTGAGGTTGACATCTTCAAGGATGCCAAGGACTTCAAGGATCTCACTGCGCACGAACAGCACATCTTCACCAGCAATCTCAAGCGACAGATACTGCTAGACAGCGTGCAAGGTCGCGCACCCAGCGTGGCTTTTGGCCCAATCTGCAGCTTGCCCGAGCTGGAGAACTGGATCACCACTTGGACGTTTTCTGAGACCATACACAGCCGCAGCTACACTCACATCATACGCAACGTCTACAGCAATCCCAGCAAGATCTTTGATGAACTCATGGACATCGCTGAGATCGTTGACTGTGCAGGTGATATCAGTAAGTATTATGACGAGCTCATAGACATGAACAACAAGCTGGCCGTGAATGCCAGCGATTATGATGTCTATCGCCACAAGCAGCTGATCTGGTTATGCATGATGAGCGTGAACATCCTCGAAGGTGTGCGCTTCTACGTGAGCTTTGCCTGCAGCTGGGCGTTTGCTGAAGTCAAGAAGATGGAAGGCAATGCCAAGATCATCAAGTTCATCGCACGTGACGAGAATCTGCACTTGGCCAGCACACAGACGCTGCTGAAGATCCTACCCAAGGATGATCCCGACTATGCCAAGATTGAAGTTGAGCTTCAAGCTGAAGCCATCAAGATGTTTGAAGATGCTGTGGATCAAGAGAAGCGTTGGGCAGATTATCTGTTCAAGGATGGCAGCATGATCGGCCTAAACAATCAGCTGCTCAGCGATTATGTGGAATGGATCGCTAACAAGCGCATGACTGCCGTGGGATTGCCCAGCAAGTACAAGGGAGGTACCAATCCTTTGCCATGGACGCAGAAATGGATTGCTGGCGGAGAAGTGCAGGTTGCTCCTCAGGAAGTGGAGCTCAGCAGCTATGTGAGCGGTGGTACCAAGCAGGACGTGGGCTCAGACAGCTTCAAGGGATTTAGCCTCTGATGCGTGTTGCTATGATCACACCCTATCATGCCGAGGATGCTGCCACTCTGCGCAGGTGTCATGGCAGCGTAAAGGCTCAGACCTATGCTAACATTCGACACATCTTGGTAAGTGATGGTAACCCTCATCCCATGGTAGACAAGCTTGATACGGTAGACCACATCAAGCTACCTAAAACTCACGCCGATGCAGGCGCGACACCGCGGGCAGTAGCAGCTCTCAGCGCATTTAGCCAAGGCTACGATGCTGTGGGATTCATCGACGCTGATTGCTATCTCAAGCCCAATCACGTTGAGCTCATGGTAGACATCTTGTCTGAGAGCGGTGCTGATGGTGTGATAGCCACCAGGGTCATACACAGCCAAGACGATCGTGAAATGTACGTTGATCGTGTGGAAAGCAACGGTGAGAACATGGTGGATACCAACAGCTGGTTCCTCACCCGCAAGGCCCTGCCGGCCATGACAGGCTGGATAGTCGAACCAGGACAACAACTGTGGAGCGATAGATATTTCGCTAAGGCAGTGATGGATCTTGGACTTGGTATAGTGCGCAGTGATGAACCTACTGTAGTTTATGTCACACGCTGGGCTTGGCATTATGAATATGCTGGTTGGCCTATACCCGATGGTACTGTGTGGATACATACCAACGCTGATGGTTCATTGAGCCACGTTATACACCAATAAATATTCCAGAGGATACGCCGATGCATGCCATCATTTACACCAAAGATCACTGCCCATACTGCACTAGAGCTAAAGCATTGTTTGACAAACACAGCATCACCTATGACGAGAAGATCATCGGCGTAACTAATGGTGATGACCGCAAGCTGAAATCAAACCAATCACTGAGCGATCGCACAGAACTTCTGGCAGTCTGTCCAGATGCTAAGACCGTGCCACAGATATGGCTAGACGGAACGCACATCGGTGGCCATGATGATCTGGTCAAGCATCTAGGGAGCAAGTGAGACCAACATGCCTTACCTACCTCGCGGATTTCCACAGGCACTGGACCTCATAGATGCAGGTGTTGAAGACGTTTACTATAGCCCAAACGTGTTCATCAACAATGTACAGGCAGCACTATGGTTACCGCCCCAGCTTGGTAATAGCTTTCTCACCGCACTGAACATACCAGTGCCACCACCAGTTGCTGATTATGCCCCAAATCCAGAACAGATCAAAAACTATAAGGCTGCCCAGGCATATGCAGACGCAAATCCAGATGAACTTGAAAATGATGATGGTACGATAACAAAACAAGCAGAAGCTCCTCCTCCTGGACCTCGCACAAGCGATCCAAATGACCATGCAGGTGATCCGGAACCAATATCATCTGGAGTGACACCTCCGCCTAGTGGTGCTGCTGGTCTGTGGGGCTCGTTGGAAAGCTATCTCAATCAGTTGAAAGCAGAAGGAGAAGCTGGCAAATGGAAAGCGACGCGGACTGAACCCGGCAATCCCAACATACTCAACTGCTATGCTCACACCATTGGTATAGCCAATGCCAAGAGAATCGAACCAGGTGATAAGTGTCCATGGTGTGCTGCTTTTGTTGGTACTGTGCTACAATCGCTGGGTATACCAGCTCTAAAAACGGCAACAGCTGACAGCTATGCCACTGACTGGGTACGTAAATGCGGAGCCAAAGCCATATCTATAAATGATCCAACGCAGTGGCGTAGAAATGATATCTTCGTCAGCGAGAACGGCAGAAACCATCACGTGGCATTTGTGCGAGGTGTTGATCCAAGTTCCGGAAGAGTGCGTCTGCTAGGTGGCAACCAAGGGCATGACCTCACAGAGACTAACTTCTTAAACAACTATCGATACAGAAAGTTCGTGGGCCGTGCCTGGGACATACCTCCAGAAGCTGACAAGCCTATAGTTGGCTCGCTGACAGGTGGCGGCCATGTCAAGACGCGCTAATATTGCGCGACAGCTGGCTGCACCGTAAAATCAAGCACGCATAGGAGAACCAACATGCTCATAGAGAAATCCTGGAAGGTAGACGACATCTGCACGGTCAAGATGACCAGCGGAGAAGAGATAATCACCAAGATCACAGCAGCTGACGAGAACACTATAACCATGAACAAGCCGCTTAGCGTGCAGATCAGCGTAGACCCTAACACGGGCCGCATGGGTATGCAGCTGATGCCTGGCTTCGCTCTCACGGTAACCGTGGATGCCAAGCTCAAAGTCAGCCTGAGCCATGTGCTGTTCATCACTCTGACAGAAGACAGCGTTAAGAAGAGCTATCTCAGCATGACCAGCAGCTTGAGCATACCCGCAGGTGGCATTCCCAGCAAGTTTGCTTGATAGATGCAGCCAACTCCAACTATGACCTGGATCCAGGGACAGCCCTGCAGCCATTGCGGTAAGCCAACCGAAGCCATACTGCACCAGTTCCAGGGTGGTGACCGGCAGTGGAGCTATTGGGCACCACTGTACCACAACGCCCAGCGCAATCTGGGATTCTGCGATGTTAAGTGCAGCTGCGAGTGGGCCAGGGTTGACTTGTACAAAAAACCTGCTATAAATACCTAGTTGATGTTGATAGCATCGTAATAAGCGGTCTGGACCCGGGGGCGGTACCCGGCGCCTCCACCATAGATACATGCGAGGGTTGAAGTCCCTAGTTGCTTCGTGACCCTATGAGGCATTCTAGCTTTAGGTGTGTATCTTTGATGGGGGCGAAATAGGATCGACAGACGTGTAAAGGGTAGCAGGAGTCAGCAGGTTAGGCACGCCTCCGGGTAACCGGATTGTCCAATTTTCTAACTGCAAACGACAACTTCGTTGCATCTGAGATTCGCCTAGCGGCGTAACCTCAATGAGTTTTCGATGGGTTTCCTTGGAAACAGAATAAACCCATCACTCACTTCTCATAGACAAAATAAAGACGATTACCTTGGCCGTGACCCGGATCAACGCTGCTATCCTGTGGCTGATCTTGGTCATGCTTGAACGTCAACATAGTGGCATTGTTGTCCTTGGCCACGCGATGAGCTGTGGCAAAGTCCCAGGCAAATATGTCTATCCATGGGCCAGTGGGGTGGCTGTAGCCGGGATTGGCTCGTACATATATCCTGCCACCAGGCGCAGTGAGCTCAAAGACCTTGGCAAACCTACAGGCCACATCCTCATAGTCGCCAAAGTTTATGCTACCAAATACCATGACAGCATCATAGCTTTCAGGGTCGACATCAAAGTCCAAGATGTCGACCATGTAGTCAGCAGCAGGGTTGTACTTGTCTATGCCGACTAGGTTTGGTATCTTGGTCTTGAACTGGTTATAACCGCAGCCAACGTCCAACACTGACCTTGGATTCCTGCTCAGTATCTCATCAACTGCCTGCCAACCAGTATAGGTGTAATTCTCGGTACGCGGCTGCCAAACTTTCTGCCAGAAATGCTCACAGTAGGCTTGATCCAGGCTGTTGGTCAGTTCTGCCACCGTGCCGCGCAGCTCAGCAGCGACACCAAAGGTGCTGGCTAGCATCTGAGTGAACTTCTCTCTGCGCTTGCTGGTCCATGGCAGTCTCTCCAGCAGCGTTTCTCTGCTGATTTGCTCGTTTATCTCGCGCCAGCGCTCTAAATTGAACGTGGCCTTGAGATTTTTCACCAGATGCTCGTTTATTCTTCTGTTCATATTGATTTCTTCCACTAGAGCCGATATTTTTACATATATAGCATATATCATCTCGGTGATGATCAAATAATCTGGAGAAAAGAATGGATATCGCGCACATGTTCCCAATGTTCAGTCCAATGACAGGTTTCACTGTCATTGCGGCCTATGCTCTGTTCATATTTGCTGTGACCAGCTGGTACAGCAGGGGATACAACAAAGACAAGGAATCCTTCCTTGTGGCCAATCGCAAGATAGGCTGGCTGCAGGGCAGCATGGGAGCAGGAGCAGCATGGATACAGGCTCCGGGGCTGTTTGTAGCAGCACAACAGGCATATACCAATGGTTTAACTGGACTGTTCTATTTCAGCATCGGTAACTTCTTGACGCTGATGATATTTGCTTTTGGTGTGAATTACTTCCGCAACAAGTATCCAGATGGCTATACACTCAGCCAGTTCCTGGGCACACGTCTGGGCAAGATCGTGCAGTTCATCATAGTTGCACAGATAACCGTAAGTACTGTGCAGCAGGTCACGTTCAGCCTGTTCGCGGGCAGCAAGAGCGTGGAGTTCTTGACAGGGCTGAGCCCGCTGATCACCAGCGTGTTCCTAGTAGCCATAGCGCTGGTTTATACCTTGCGCGGCGGCATCAAGGCTACGTTCATCACTGACATGGTCAAGATTGGTGTTATCTGGATTGGTATGGCTATCATAGCCATCACGGTTTTCGGAACCACTGGTCTCGAGCCGGTGTGGGCAGGACTGGGAGGCGTCACGGGTAATGGTACCACTCTCTGGGGCAACAGCTTCGCCCTGGGTGTGTTAATGGGCTTTGGTGTGCCAACCGTGGTAGGACATTTCATGGGACCATGGACTGATCATGCGTTCTATGAGAATGCTCTAAGCCAGAAAAAGAACACCATCATCCCTGCTTTCATCTTGGCTCCATTTTATTGGTTGCCACTGCCTATCATTGGCGGCGGTCTTGGATTCTTGGCTGCTGGCATGCATGTTGGTGTCACTGGTCCAAACACACAGTTCATCAACATCATCATGATGGCCACCGTGGTAGGCCCTTGGTTGGCACTGATGTATCTAGCAGTGGTCTTCAGCGGTTTGGTTAGCTTGATCGATACCATATTGATGACCAGTGCTACCATCAGCAGCAATGATTTCCACGACGCGGCCAAGGCCGACAACCCAATGCGCTGGGGTTTCGCTGCCATGTTCATACTGGCAGCGGTTGGTATCGCCATGGCAAACATACCCGGATTGGATATCGGTACTTTCTTCATGTTTGGCAAGGCCATAGGACTGTCACTGGCTGGCAACTATGTGATCGCACTGCTGGCACGCAACTTCATCACTCGCTGGGGCTTTTATGCTGGCGCATTCGTTGGAATCTGCATTGGCAGCCCGATCTATGTGTATGGTTTGCTGTTCGGTGGTGGACCAGTGATAATGGTCATAGGCACAGGAGTGCAGGTGATCGGCAGCGCGGCGGCCAACGTGGTGGTGAGCTATCTCACTGCTCCGCGGCCAGCTGCCTTGGCTATATAAACCTTAAATAGGAACTGCTAACATGTGGTCAGACGTCAAGAACGCGGCGAAATATCTGAGGATCAAGTTGAACGGTCTTTTCTGTGGACCGCGCAAGAAGTATGAAGGTCCTCTGATAGATGCCATGATGCAGTTCAGTGCTACCAGATCCGGCGAGGACGTTGTGGCCAAGATGCACCAGCACAACGTCATCCAGATGATGATCTTTGCTAGGCAGCAGCAGCCACACGACAGCACGCAACACATGATAGATATCAAGAATCGATATCCTGACATGTTCGTGCTGGGAGCACCCAAAGGCTTTGATCACAGGGATGATATCAGGGCGCGTTTCGTGGAGCAGGCCATAGCTGGCTGCGACAGCGGCCTCTATCACTTCATAGGCGAACTGCAGTGCGTGCATGCCGACAAGCATCCGGGCAAGTGGGGCAACGAAACCACGCTGCGTGGTGAACGCTACATCAATCCCTTGTCGCCTAACTTCCTTGATCTCATGGACGCACTGGACGGCAAGGGCATTCCGGTGATGCTTCACTGGGAGTTCTATGACTGGGAGCGAGACCATCCTGGATTCTTCGCACTGTTCGAGCGATACCCCCGCATCAACTTTATGATCGCGCACTGTGGGTTTGGACGTGCCGTCTACAGCAATGAGCTGCTTAACCGCTTTGACAACGTGTATCTGTTGCTGAGCAAGAAGGATCTCATACACGTGGGGCGGTGGTGGTACACTTGGCGAGGTTTCTGGCCCAATGGCGCGGGACCAACCAGCAAGCAGAAACAGAGCAAGCTGGGTTCTCCGGTGATAGACCTCGATGGCAGGATAAATTACCAGTGGCGACACATCATGACCAAGTGGCCCGATCGCATGCTGTTTGCCACTGATTGCCACAAGGACTGGCGCTGGCAGCACTATGACATCATCATTGACACTTGGCGCGAGATACTAGGACAGCTTGACGCTGATGTGGCAGAGCAGATAGCCTACAAGAACGCACAGAGATTGTTCATAGAGAAAGACACAGACAGATGACACAGGAACATGACAGCAGCTGGGCTTGGACAGTTGAGCGCAGCAACTACCATTTTGACAAGTGGCGCGAGGACAGACCGGGCGATTGGTTCACCAAGCTTGGTAGATTTACCGGGGACTGGCAGGCTGAGATTGACGACATCAAGACCAAAGCACTGCCCATGAACTGGGAGACTCGCAAGTTCTACGGACCAAACGATCTGCGTTATAGCCCCATGCTGGCCCAAGAGGAAAGAGACATAGCTGTGGTAGGCGGTGATCCCAAGATGACCATAACTCACATGTGGGATCAGCTGAGTGACTATCCAGTTCTCAGCAAGATGGTTGATTTCTTTGCCATAGAGCAGCCAAAGATACGAGTTCATGTGCAGAAGCTGGGTGACATGTTTAACATGCACATAGACAAGCTCTGGGACGTGGATGCTGAACCTGACAACGTGATAAGGCTCACGGTGATGCTAGAGGACTGGGAACCTGGACAGTTCTACATGTATGGCAACTTGGTCTATGACAGGTGGCGCGCAGGCGATGCGCATGTGTTTGATTGGCCTAACGTGCCTCATGCCACGGCCAATGCCAGCCGCAAGATACGTCCAGCCCTGCAGGTAACCGGACGCAAGACTGCCAAGACACGTGAGCTGTTGGCAGCCGCAAACTACGGCACCATTTACCCGCTATGAAGATCTCCAGAGACATGCTGTTGATCGCCAAAGCTGTCAGCTGGCGAGCAGTGGGTACCCTTGACACCTTTGTGGTGAGTTGGTGGGTCACTGGACAAGCACAGCTGGCATTGACCATATCTGGTGTTGAGTTCTTTAGCAAGATCATGCTATACTATCTGCATGAGCGAGCTTGGCTCAGTACCATAAAGAGAGTCTGATGCCCAAATACATATTCGTCACTGGCGCTCCCGGCAGCAAGTGGAGCAGCGTGGTCAAGAACATCTACTACGGCGCCGACATAGATCGCGGAGACTACAGCGAAGATCGCACCTACTACGACTTTGGCAGCGGCAACGGAAACAAGCTACTCAATCACTTTGGCGCATATTTTGATCCTGGTATGGAATTTGGCGATTGGTTCGACCAGCTTGATCAGCATACAAGGGAAGCATGCGAGGCTGAGTTCGATCGCCCGTGGATCTTCAGCAATAATGGGGGTATCAAGATAATCAAGAGCCATGTGTTCGCCACTCAGATAGACTTCCTGCAGGTAAACTGGCCCGACTGCCCTATAGTGATGGTGCATAGATCCAACGATGCCTGCCTGGGATGGTGGATGCGCAGCGGTGGGTTTGACATAACCTATCCCAGTTATGTTTGGTACAAGGACCTAACCAGGATGGCGTGGCACATAGATTTCCAGAACAACGGCATACTCAACGCCGCAGCACAGCGAGACGTGGACTTTGACGTGGTGGACAACCTGCATCTGTGCCAACGATTGGGCATCACTCCTCCGCCAGCTCACAGGCAGAATTACCCCAAAGGTGACATCAAAGTGGCGGTACTGAACCCGGCTCTTGTGTGATCACAGATACTGTGCTATAACTAGCTGATGAAAAAACAGTCAAACGATATCCAAAAGCTGACCGACTACCAACATCACCGGTTGCGCACCGAGATGTATCTGGGCAGTCGTAGCCCGCATAGCCAGACCATCGTCAACTGGGACGGCAAGGCGCTGAAACCCATGGAGATGACTTGGACACCAGCTGTCTACTGCGCTTTCCGTGAGATACTTGACAATGCGTTGGATGAAGTGGTTGGACACGGTCATGGTACCAGCGTGGAAGTCAGCTATGATCCCAAGGAAATGCTGTTTACCGTCAGCGATGATGGACGCGGCATTCCCATTGACTGGGACGACAACGAGAACATGCACAAAGCCACGTTGGCACTCACACAGGCACGCGCTGGACGCAACTTTGGTGCTCGCGAGGAGGTGCGCGGAACCAATGGCATTGGTGCCAGCACCGTGGTCAGCTGCAGTGAGCATTTCACCATAGACATCATCAGAGACGGGCAGAGATTCCAGCAGACGTTCCGCGAGGGCAATGCTGCGTTTGACGAGCTGGACATCCGTGAACCAAAGATCACCAAGAATGGTGGTAAGACAGGGACCACGGTTGAGTTCAAGCTCAGCAAGGATGTTTTCAAGAAAGCCAACCTGCCCTTGGCCTTCGTCAAGGCACGCATGACAGAAATAGCGGCAAATCATCCAAAGATTCGCTTTAGTTTCAATGGGTCGCGCGTGGCAGTTAAGCCAACCGTGGCTCGCACGTTCTTTGACGGAAAAACCGTGATAAACATCGACGTCAAGGACAAGCATTTCAAGAGCAGCTTTTACCTAGTACCTAATTTTGCCGAAGATGGCGAATACCTGCACACCACAGTGAACGATATCCCTGCGTTCAACGGCGGCCAGCATATTGACACCTTCAAGCGGCTGTTCTACGGTGGATTGATACGTGCGCTGGAACGTGAGAGCAAGCGTCGAGGACTGACACCCAATCGTTCAGACATCGCAGATGGACTGTTGATCTACAATGTAACTGTGATGCATGCACCAAACTTTGACAGCCAATCAAAGACGCGGCTGATCAACGACGATGTTGATGGCTATATCAAGACCGTGTTGGAAGATGAAGCCACGCTGAAAAACATCATCAAGACCAACAAGGCTTGGATTGACGAGATCTATGCTCGCTGTGCCGCACGCACGCAGAAGAAAGACGATGCAGAGCTGGCCAAGCAGGCTCGCAAGATGATGCGCACCAAGGTGCCCAAGCTGCTGGATGCCAACGGCAAGGATCGCACCAAGTGCGTGTTGCTGATCACGGAAGGTGACAGTGCCAAGACCATGGTCAGTGCTGTGCGCGATCCAGAAGTTCATGGTGCGCTGCCACTCAGAGGCAAGATCCTCAATGTTCGCGGCGAAGCTCCAAAAGCATTGCTGGACAATCAGATCCTCATGGACCTCATGACCAGCATCGGTGTGGCGCTTGGGCAACGCGCAGATCGGGCAGCGCTGCGCTATGGACAGGTATGGTTGGCAGCTGACCAAGATCCAGATGGTGCCAACATCACTGCGCTGCTGGTCAATTTCTTTTATCTGCATTGGCCCGAGCTGTTTGATCCCAAGTTGCCCACGTTCTTCTATGCTCTGCAGACGCCGTTCATCATCCAGGAAAAGGGCAAGAACAGGCACTATTGGTACGCCGACGACTATCACACCTATGATGCCCGGGACTGGAAGGGTGCTCCAAAGCCAACGCGAGCCAAGGGTCTGGGTTCGTTGGAAGAAGCAGATTGGGGCCACAGCCTTGTCAAGCCCAAGCTGATAGCTATCAACGACGACGGTGGTCTCGGCGATGCTCTCAAGCTGATATTTGATCCCAAGGGCGCAGACGCTCGCAAGGATTGGATCGCGCTCGATGCCTGACACTGTGCGTCTGGGAACCGTGCTTACCAACGCAGACATGGCTGAAACCATGGACAGCAGCGACATGATGCACCACTTCTTCAGAAGCCATCCTGATATCAGGGAATGGTGTCTTGCGAACCTCGCTGCATTGGACGAGCGCAAGCTGTCCATCTGGCCCAACGAGTGGGGTAGGTATCACACAGAATGGACGGTAGAGCTGCGCAATCTAAGCCAAACAGAAGCCGTGGCTGCTCGCCTGAGGTTTTCTTAGCATCATATCTCACTTGTGAGTGAGATAGTAATCACTGGATTTGTCAAAGGTAAACAACGGGCTGGTAAATGGCGCACCCTTCCAGAACGAAAATCTGTGCTTCCACAGCAGCCAATTGATCAGCATGAAGTTGTGGTTCCGATCGTCGTTGATCCTGCGCATCTCGCTGGCTACCAATCTGAACAGTAACAACATGAGATCCCTGGGTCCGCCGCAGATTCCCACGGCCGCGTGATCAAACTCTAGGAATTGTTCGCTTTCCTCATCACTGACACCCAGCAATGGTCTGAGCGTGCGCCACTTCTGCATGCAGCTGCCATTGTCACGCAGGCGATGAACCTGGGGCATGTCAGTGCCGCAATAGAGCCTGTGTTCGGTCATGAACTCGAATGGATCGCGATTCACCGTGACATCGTTGCCATCGGTCAGGAGTATCCTATCATGAGAAGTAGTTTCTAATACATCCAACAGCCCTATGTAACGCTCGTCATTGGGGCTCCATCTATGGCTATCATGATACTGGAAGCTGATCCTGTCAGTGCTGTGAGCAGACATGAAATCTGCGCTGAGACCATCATGCAGGATCAATCCGTTCAAACCCAGAGATACCACGCTGCGGTACCAAGATCCAATGTAGCTGATATCATCACGAGGAGCTAAGGCCTTGCCTCGATCGCTCTTGGCCGTGAAATAGCTGGTAACTATGAGATCGCTCATGCCTGCTCTCTGCGTTTATTAGGTATTTACAAGAACCAGATCATGTGTTAAGCTAGATCTAGAATAGGATAGGGATTCATGAGCACATACGCTAACACCACTGATTATATCAAGGGTACCAGCCGAGATTACTCGATCTATGTGTGCCAAACACGCGGCATACCCAGCGTGTGCGACGGGCTCAAGGACGCACAGCGCAAGGCACTGTTCGTGATCAAACCCAAGGGCGACAAGATCAAGACCATCTCGCTGGCAGGTGAGATGATCAGCCAAAACGTCTACCTGCACGGTGACGCATCGGCTGCGGAGACGCTGAGCCTCATGGCAGCACCCTACTGTAACAACGTGCCTCTGCTGCAGGGCATTGGTGCTTTTGGCACCAAGGTTGGACCCACTGACTGGGGAGCAGCACGCTATACCTATCTCAAGCGCAATGCCCAGACTGATGCGCTGGTGTTCACTGACTATGACATCGTGCCTCTGAAAGAAAACTACGACGGATCTGTGTTTGAGCCCAAGAACTATCTACCGCTGGTTCCCATGGTTCTGCTCAACGGTATCTCAGGCATCGCAGTTGGTTGGAGCACTGACATCCTACCCAGAGGCTTGGATGACATCATTGAAGCCACAGTGTCGGCCATAGATGGTAAACCGATCAAGACCATGGTACCTCGCTATGACTACCTCAGCTGCAAGGTGCGCAACATCGCTGGCAATACCTGGGAGTTCACAGGGCGCTGCCGCATAGACGGTAGCACGGTTTGGATCGAAGAACTGCCTCCGGATCTCAGCCTTGAAAAGTTCAAGGCTCGGCTCAACACCATGGAGGAAGAGGACAAGATCCAGACCTACATAGATCGCAGCACCAAGGAGATCCGCATCGAGATACGATTCAAGCGCGGTGCTATCAAGGACTGGACCGAAGACACTGCCATAGATTACTTCAAGCTGCGCAGCAAGGCCACAGAGCGCATCGTGGTGCTGGATTGGAATGGCAACAGCGTTCGCCAATTTGAGACTGCTGAGCAGGTAGTTGCTGAGTTCGTGTCTTGGCGACTGGGTTGGTACAAGACACGCTATGAGAAGATGATAGCTGATCTGACCTATCAGCTGAACTGGAATTCAGCCATCAAGGCCTGCATCGAAGGGCAGCTACCAGCTTTCTTACCGCAAGCAGCAGATCGAGCAGGTGTGGTAAGCAAGGTCACGGAGATCGTGGAATCCAAGGCCATAGCTGTAGACGAAGATCAGATCGATAGGCTGGCTGGTCTTCCCAGCTATCGTTGGGCCAAGGACACGCTGGCTGAAGTCACTGCCAAGATCAGCGACCTATCAGCAGAGATCGCATCGCACATGGCAGTATTATCAGATCCTGTGAAGCAAAAAGACATATATAAGAAGGAAGTGCTGGCACTGAAGAAGCTGCCAAAAGTAGACAGATAACCTCGGGAACACCAATGGTTGATCACACGCACAACGTCTCGGTGAGCTACATGCTGAAGACTGCTTTCCAATATGACATCAACAACCACCTTGACATTGAAGTTGATCGGCTGCAAAACAAACAAGACAGGACATACCAAGAAGATCAACGACTCACGCTGCTGCTCTTGGTGCGAGACTATCTCAGCCAGAGGATCAAGGAGCTAGGGCAATGACTGATTGGTTGGTAACCGCAACAGAAACACAGGCCAAGCTGGAAGACGCTTGGACCAAGCTGGCAGCTGCTGAGGCAGAATTGGCACGCCATCGTTATAATCTGGGCATCATCGCGCATGATGGTTATGAGCTCAGCCACGACAAGATACGCCTGCAGCGTGACCATTTCATCAAGCTGGCTAGGCAATCCCTGTACCCAGACAGCAAGGATGCCTGATGGACGGCGCTACGGTTGACATTGCCCTAGCCTGTGCTATGCTGGAGGCTATCAAGCAAAGGTTAGCAGCATGAGCACGGAACTGAAACCGCTGATACCGGAGAACACCTGCCCATACATTGACATGATCATAGAGATCATGGATCACATGGTGGATCAGGACAATGGCGCACATCGCCTGAGCCAGGCCACGGCTGCCAAGGCACTGCTGGAGCATGTGCGAGAGAGCAACGACAAGCTGCGGGTTGCCAGCAAGCATTGGTATGAACGTGCCAAGAAGGTCAAGCGATGACAGCACACAGGGAGCCCATCGGCGACAGCAGAACAGATTTCCATGAATCCTGGTTGAGCGAGATGCCTAGTGGTATTGGAGAAATAGATACGTACGATTTCATCGTGGCTAGCATTAACAAGCGCATCGCACAGGGTGCTACTGTGATTGACCTGCCCAACGATCTCAAGAAGATCGAAGGTAGCCAGACCAAGTTCTATTGGTACCAGCAGGGCACAGACATCGTGTTAGCTGCGGAACTGTCGGCACAGCGTCAGGCCTTGGTGGTCAATGCCATTGGCAAGAACCCTGCCTACAAGGGCAAGGCACCGTGGGCTGCTGATCTCTATGATGCCATACTCAAGGACAGTGATGTAAGCATCAGAGTGATGAGCGACAGGCAGCTCAGCGACGATGGTTTTAAGATTTGGAAGAAGCTGTTCGCACTGGGACATAAGATATCAGTGTATGATCGCAAGGAACCCGGTACCAGCTACACCACATTCACGGATGCGGCAGAGATGGATCAGTTTTTCAAACACCATGACGATGCCTACAAGAGGTATCAGTTCGTGTTGAGCGAGACTGAGAAGTTTGGGGAGACGCTGAGCTTCTTCCGCACACGCAGGATGCGAGAACTGAGCGGATTACTATGATAGACGATACCACCAGGGAACAGATCTGGGTGTTGGATTGGCGCCGGCTTGATGATTGGGAAGCCATGGAACGAGTGGAATGGCTGCGAGAGAATCTAGTAGCAGGTGAAGACTGGGGCGTGTGTAACGATCCGCGCATGTGCGTGCTCAAGACGGAGTCAGCTGGTGTGCTCTATCGCATGCGATGGTTTGACGGCTCGCAGACCAGCTTTGAACCATACGCTTATCCATCACCGCTGCTGCCCTATCTGGATGACCTCAAAGAGGTAGACAAGACCCTCGTCGAGGTTCGTGAAATGATGACTGTTGAGAAACAAGGATAAATGATGATTCCCACCCGAGTATTAGCGATCTGCGTGGCCGTGACGCTGATTGGATTGCTAGCTGACATGTTCATACTGTTTGGTGCGCCATGACCTTAGACGAACTCCGGGAAATATTCAAACCACAGCTGGACACAGGTTATCTCCACCTGTTCTACATGGTATCTGATCACAGCAAGGAACCACGATTGCGTGTCCATAAGTGCGCTGAGAGTTATCTAGACTCTCTTGCGACTAGCCTGGGTCAGCTCGCATATACGGGCATCTACTCCAACATGCCGAGGTTCGCGTGATGACCGTTGAAGAAGTCATTGAATGGTGCACGGCGCACGAGTTGGTTGACCTCATGGTACAGATGGGTTGGACCAAGAGCAAGGGCGAAGGCCGCAGGCTGATCGCACAGGGTGGCATACGCATCAACGATCAAAAAGTAACTGATCCAAACACATACGTGTTCGTCACACCAGACCGCAAGCAATTCTATCTGCTAGGCATAGACGTGAGCAAGGTACATGGCACAGCCACTGCGTGATGATCTCATGGTCCAACAGCAGATCAACGGCCCATGGCAACATATGATAGGTGTTGTGATGCTCAATCAAACGGGCCGCAAACCTGTGAAAACGGTGCTGCCAGAGTTCCTTGAGCGCTGGCCCACACCCGAGGCATATCTTGCCAGTGATCCGGATGAGGTAAAGGCAGTGATACGACCTCTGGGCTTCTACAATCGCAGAGAGAATACCTTCCGCCGCATGAGCCAAGACTTCCTTGGCTGGGACGGCGCAGATGCTACCAAGCTGTATGGCATTGGCCAATACGGATCAGAAAGCTACAGGATATTCTTCCGGGGTGAGCGCTTTGAGCCGCAGGACAAGGAACTGCGTCGCCATCTTGGCTATCCACAGCTGGGAAAGTCTGAAAAATGAACGTGCTGGTGCGATTCAAAGGCGGTTGTGGCGGCGAAGCCGTGGTGAGATTGATCAGCAAACACCTAGATGGACAGGTCAAGGATCTCAGCGTTGACCCACGCAACAGGGCAGGATCGGGCCGAGTAGACCTCTTTGAGTACGAGATGCTGCATGAGACCATCACGGTGGCACAGTCAGAAGCATTTGGACTGCCATTGGGACCCTGGGAAGCCATGACTGCTGAGCAGATCAGGACCTACGTGGATGGCATGCGACAGCTGTGGCCCGATCACAGAGTGGGCATGTGCCACTATAATTTCAGCTGGGACCTAGACTGGCGCGCAGCCTTTGGCCCTGATACCACGTTCATTGACATACTACCAGACGACGGTAATTTCTGGTTGATTCAGCTGCTGCAGCTTTTCAAAGGTGCTCTACGCAAGACCAAGCATCTGCCCAGCGACAGGGACAATGCCAGATATCCCAGCTATGATATCATGGTACAACATCACGCAGAACATGGTTGGATACCGCACTGGTGGCTCAGCGACTGCGTTCCCATAGGCTCTTTCAGTGAGTTCCTCGACAACAGAGGTTACCCAGACAAGCAGCGACGTGAGAAGCTAAGGCTAACCAGCAATCTCATGCTGGATGGCGGCCAGCTAGTGTCTGATCGATCACTGCGAGGATTTGAACAGATACTGCACATCGTTGGGGCAGGCAGCCTGGATGACAGCGATCGGATCAATCTAGAGAACTGGGCAGCTGGAAACCTGCGGATCATAGATCAACTGGGAGCTACCGGGTACATTGGCATGGCCATGACCAAGGCAGAGCAGAAGCAGCTGATCAAGGACATACTCTTGCCGCAGTACGACCAGCTCATGGCACGACCAGATGCGTGGTTTTAGAAGCCATGACTAATAATGTGCTGCTGAGACGAGCTGGTGGATGCGGTGGTGACACCGTGGCACAGTTGCTGTCAAGACACATGGATAGGATACCAGATGGTATCACCTGGGATGATCATAACCGAGGGCATTACAGTGATCAGTTTGATCGCGCGATGATCACACATGGACCAGATCAACAGCTTGCTGATCTCTGTGGCATACGCTGTCAGGATTGGCCTCTGATGGATCAGGATAGCCTATCGACTTTTGTGCGTATCATGAGGAATAAAAATACTGATAAACGCATAGGACTTAGCCATTACAGGATATCAAATAGCGTCAATCTCAGGAAAGTTTTCGTTGATACGATCATCGTTGATCTCTTATATGAGCCGCAAGACTGGTGGTTAGCAGAGATCATGCATTCTGCCAAGTCATACATGCGACGCCACTGGGAATTACCAGACAACATCGACAGTTACCTATATGCTGATCATATCAAGGCACATTTTGACGCAGTTGGCTGGGTGCCTGGTTGGCTGATAAGCAGCACAGACTGCCACTGGTCATACGAACATTGGCTGGATGGCAGGCATTACATAGCAGCGAATCAGCGCAAGCACATACAATCAAACTCAGATCTCATGGTCAGTGCTGGCCAGCTGCTGACAGACACGTCGTTGACGCCATTCATGCGTATGATGGACCATCTACATCTCGGCCCCATCGCAGAGCACGATCAGGTAGCATTGCGGTCTTGGGTAGAGGGCAATCTGCGGATTATCGTTGATCTTGGAGCACAGTCATTGATGGGTAGCAATCTTGATAGAAACTGGCAGAAGCATGAGGTCAATCGCATCATGTTAGCAAACTACGACAGGTTGCTGTCACGTTAGGAATAATTAAGCACATGCGAATCTCTGAATTGAACCACGGCAGCAGCAAGGCCCTGATATGGAGCAGATTGGATGATACCTATCTGTTTCTGCTGCGCAGCGACCTAGTGGACAGGCCGCTGCAGTGGGATCTACCGGGTGGGCATGTGGAGCCAGGTGAGAAGCACATCATAGCACTGCGCAGAGAGCTGACAGAAGAAATGGACTGGGAACTTGGTTCGGCACCATACATCATGCTCAGCAAGCGCATCACCCAGGAACCAAGGTTCGTGGCAGTTGATTATGCGATCTGCGTGCCTCAGCAGTTCACGCCCAGCTTGGACTGGGAAAACGTTGATCACAAGTGGTGTGCGCTGGACAGCATGCCAGAACCAGTGACTTGGAACGTGAACATGCTGATCAGCAACGACAGCGCAGCAGAGAGACTGCGGCTGTTCCAGAAACGCTGCCGAGAGTTGGGCTAAAACCTACAAAAATCCTGTATATTATCCAATTGGATCAACGTGATATCTCAGCAATATCCGCGTGCTGTGCCTTGGCACAGCTTATATTTTATTACTTTACGTAATCTACCTTGCTTAACTTGTAATTATTGTGCTCAGGAGATAAATTAGTGTAGCATCTCGGTAAGGAGTGCTCCATAACATGCGTGCATACCAGTGCACCACAACGAGGAGAATAGATGGCTTATCGGTCTGTTTCGGTACCGCTAGCGGTGCTGATATGGGCAGCTACGGCGATCATCCAAGTGGCACATGCTACAGAGCATCACGGCGCCAAGATTGCCCCTCTGCACCATCATCACCACCACGCTAGATCCTGTGCGGCTAAATCACGCAAGGCCTGCGCCAAACACCACCACACACGTCATGCCGTTGGGCATCACGGCAACTGGCTCATATCTAGTGAGTCTGATCTGCCAGAAGGACCAATGGCTGTAGTGATCACTGCTGCCAGTGCCTATGAAGGTTTGAACCAAAACAGGGACGCAGCTGCTCTGTCTAAGCTGTTCAATGAGCAGCTTGACCTCCGCATAAATCCGCAGCACACAGCTTGGTGTGCGGCATTTGCCAATGCCATACTGGTACAGACTGGACATGCGTTCAGTGGCAGCATCGAAACCATGAGCTTTATGCGCTATGGGCAGCCGGTCAAACAGCCAGCACAGGGTGACATAGTGGTTCTCAAGGGCGTGAGCCGGCGTAGCCTCACACATGTGGGATTCCTGGTTGGTTCGGCCATGGTCAATGGTCAGCTCTATTACAAGGTGCTGGGTGGTAACCAAAGCAACAGCGTCAGGGTAAGCATGTTCGCTGCCAGCAAGGTCATTGCCATACGCCGTGCCACTTGACAATGCAGCAGAAAGCATTATCCTAGCACTATGAAGGACTACGAAATCCACGAGATAGCTGCGCCTCCGGGCAAGGAAGGCTACTGCATGGTAGATTTCAACATAGACGGCGTGCCTTGGGCTAGGCGATCATTCCAAGGCTACAGCTATCTATACGTGGTAGAAGCTGGGATGAATTGGGTCAACGGCGTGCTTACTGATGATCAGTTTACTTTCGAAGAAATCATGATGGCAGGAGCTCACATTGGATCATGATCATGTCAAGGCGTTAGAGCTGGAGATAGCAATACTCAGGGCGCGCCTGCAGCCGCATGACACCGGGCACATACACACCGCGATAGCGGTGCTGGAGGCTCGCATCAAGGAGATACTATGCAGCGAATCGACCTAAAGGAAGAGCTCTGGATGGTGGGATTCGTGATACTGCTCTACGCAGTCTGCATCGCATGCCTTCCCTGGATGATCTTCAGAGACTGGATTCTTGAACTGAAAGGAAAGCCGCGTGCCACGACCCGAGGACTTTGAGACCAAGTACAGAACTTGGCACACTAGATTAAGCTACACCAAGAGCGCAGCTCGCATCGCAGCCTGCCTCGGAGTGCTGCTGGATCTGCCAGATGGCACGCTCATACTAGCCTGCGGTCTGCTGCTGGCAGAACTGATCGGCATCGCGGAGGAATGGGTATGAGCACCGGAGCCAAGGTTGGCGCAGACACAATGTTGCTGGTAGCGATCATACTGATCCTAGCTGCTATATTCACACCATTCATGACCATATGGAGCCTGAACACCCTGTTCCCTCAGCTGAACATTCCCATGAACTTTTGGACATGGTTGGCCATGCAGTGGATAAACTTCATGATTATCGCTCGTATCGAGAGCAAGCGTGCCTGATTTTGCCAGGTGGTCAGGTGGTCCCATCGTTCGCCTCGGACCCATGGACTATACAGTGATCCCAGAAGTCATAGAATGGCTGCACCAAGAGCACGGTGGGCACTATCACTGGGATGGTACCATGGGCGTGGGCGTGGCAGGTTACCGAGGCGGCAAGTTCAGGGTCAAGCCCTTGGGCGTGGAAAAGGGCATGTACATGCTGGATGTGCTGCTGGAAGATAATGTGGCAGCCATGACCTGTTGGCTGCATTGGGCCTAGATAAATAGGGCCATGAGCAAGAAAACAACCTGCGGCGTGCTGATAACAGATGGTAATCTGCTGTTGATCTGCCATCCAACTGGCCAAAGCTACTGGGACATACCCAAGGGCCGACAGGATCCAGGTGAGACGCATGTGCAGACCGCGCTGCGCGAGCTCAGAGAAGAGACTGGCATAAGATTGACCGCTGACCTGCTGGAAGACCTTGGTGTGCATGACTACAAGCCACACAAGGATCTAGCACTGTTTCGCTTTCATACCACCAGTTTGCCCAAGCTGGATGACTGCTGGTGTTTCAGTGAGTTTGAGGATGACGAGGGCAGGCTCATACCTGAGATGGATGGTTATGCGCTGATTGGCTGGCCAGATGCCATAGCCAAGATGAACCCAGACATGGCTCGCGTGCTCAGCAGACTCTGATGCGCATCATACTCAGCAGGCACAAGTACAAGTCTGACTATGATTGGCGGTTCATCAACAGTGCAGAGCATCGTGATCTTAGGATAGGCATACAGGATCTCACTGAAGTGGCTGATTGGCTAGCTGATCGACAGCTTCATCTCTGCGTGGAAAACGTGCGACACAGGGATGCGGATGGGCGCTGGATAATCACCACGTTCTGGGCTGACCTCACAGTTGAACAGCAGATGGAACTACAGCTGACTCTGGGAATTTAGGTCAAAAGAAAACCCGGGATTGCTCCCGGGTTCTTTTCGCCTAGTTGGATATCAGAACTTAACAACAGCACCAAGCTGTACGCCGTTATAGCTAGCAGTGTTGAAACCGCTAACGTAGTCACGGTAGACGGTTGCAGCTAAACCAATGTTCTTGGTGACATTGAAGGTCACGCCAGTGCCGATGCGATGCGTCTCGAAGCTGTTGGACGTGTCGAACGCATTGCGATAGCGATACTGTACCGCATTCCAAGTGATGCTGTCGTTGAATGCGTAGTCAGCATTGCCATAGAGCGCATAGTAAGCAAAGTTACCGCTGCTCTGGAAACGCTCACCGACGCCAACCTTGCCACTCACGAGCACACCGTAAACGCTTGGCAGCTTGTAGCCAGCCTGTGCTTCGATTGTCTGCTTGAGGCTGTTGTCGCTGGCCTGTGTGGTGCTTGCTGCGCCACCGAGAGTGAACTGGCCCATGGTGTGAGTATAGTTCACGCCGTAGGTGTCGTTCTTCTTGCTGGTGTAGCCAGCAGGATCAAACTCTTGGCCATAGCTGGCAGAGATGCTGTCTGAGCTAGCTGCTGGAGCAGCTTCAATAGCAGCAACTGGAGCAGCTGGAGCTGCCTTCTTGTTTGGTAGGTCAGTAGCGGCTGCGATGCTGGCAGAGGCCAGGAGAGCAACCAATGCTGTGGTGATGATCTTCATAGTATTTCCTTCATGTTTGAGCGGGACGCTTTGGATCCGTGCGACCGGCCTGGTTAACCATTTGCCATGACTGGCTAGCTATATTTAACTATTCTGAACGAGAAATCAAGATCTTGCGGCGCAACAAACCTCACGAACGATTTTCAATTGTTACAAAATATCCGGTTGACAGCCGATCAAACTGTGCTAACGTGTGATCAAGGAGCAGATCATGACCAAGATCATAGTGTTTGACATCGATGGAACCATCGCTAATATAGAGCATCGGCGACATTGGGTGGCCAGCAAGCCCAAGAACTGGGCTGCGTTCAATGCTGGCATGTCACTGGACACGGTGTACGAGGACATCAAGTGGATCAACACCAACTTTGCCGCACAGGGTCACACTATAATACTCTGCAGTGGACGCGGCGAAGACAGCCGTGCTGTGACCAACACATGGTTGAACACCAACGGTATCTTCTTTGATGATCTCTACATGAGAGGTCACAGGGACCACAGGCAGGACAGCATCGTCAAGGTCGAGCTATTGGAACGTATCCGTGCGGAGCATGGTGAACCATGGTTATGGTTTGACGATAGAAACCAGGTCGTGGATGCAATACGTGCGCAGGGCGTCCGCGTCATGCAGGTAGCCCCAGGAGATTTCTGAGATGGATTACAAGTTGTTCCTAGATGATGAGCGTTACCCAGCCGATAACAGCTGGGTGGTTGCCCGCGGGTATCATGATGCGGTGTGGTATGTGACCAACTATGGCATACCACGCTTCATCAGCTTTGACCACGATCTAGCCTTTGAGCATTATGCTGCCGTACCAGGCATACCTAGCGCTATAGATGATCACCTATTGTTGGGTAACGCTCTGCTGCGTCCGCGAGAGTTCAATGGTTATGATTTTGCCAAGTGGTTCTGCCAACATGTAGCTGATAACGATCTGGAACTACCCAGCGGGTTTGGATATTACGTGCACAGCATGAACCCAGTCGGTGCCGAGAACATACGCAAACACATGGCCAAGTGGATGGAGGATCGTGAATGAGCTGGTACATGCTGATCGTGAGTGGCATCATAGCCGCTATCGCATCCATCGCCGTGGGTTTAGATGAGACGCATGCCATCGTAGCCTTGGTTATAGCAGATCTGGCATGGCTGTTGGTGTTGCATCTCAAGGGATGGAACCATCAGTAGTGCCTTGACATTTCCGCGCTATCGTGATACATTCAACCATCAAAACAGAGAGACTGATGCAATGACACATTTCATACGCAATGGCAACACATGGCGATTGGCAGCCAACGCTGCCATGGATCTGCATAGCGTGTTGCCTGCGGGCAACTACATCATCAAGGCTGACCAGTTTGGCAACCTCTACTTGGAAGAGATTGATGCTTTCACCACCCCCAAGAAGATCTACGGTGACACGCTGAAAACCGCAGATCGCATACTCTATACCTTCAACGATCGCCCAGCTGCCACAGGCGTGCTGCTCACGGGCGAGAAGGGTTCAGGCAAGACGCTGCTGAGCAAGATGCTGAGCATCAAGGGCGCTGAGCAGGGCATCCCTACCATTGTGATCAACCATCCCTGGAAGGGCGATGCTTTCAACAAGCTGATCCAAGACATCCAGCAGCCCTGCATCGTAGTGTTTGACGAGTTTGAAAAGGTCTATGACAGAGAGTCACAGGAACAGATGCTGACGCTGTTGGACGGGGTGTTTCCCAGCAAGACGCTGTTTGTGCTGACCTGCAATGACAAGTGGCGAATTGACAGCCACATGCGCAATCGTCCTGGTCGCATCTACTACAGCTTGGACTACTCTGGTCTGACCATGGAGTTCATCGAGGAATACTGCGATGACAACCTTGCTAGCCCACAGCACAAGGACAGCGTGTGCAAGATCGCCAGCCTGTTCAGCGCGTTCAACTTTGACATGCTCAAAGCACTGATCGAAGAAATGAACCGCTATGGTGAGACTGCTCAGGAAGCCATGCGCATGCTGAACACCAAGCCGGAGTTTGCCAACAACGACGAGTACATGGTGCAGCTGATCGTGGACAATGCTCCAGTGGAAGCCAAGGACGTGGAGAACAACAGCAAGTGGAGCGGCAATCCCCTAGGCGGTGACATCGAAGTGGAGGTGCGCGACTACGACGATGCCGGTGAGCAGGACGGTTGGGTCACCTACAGCTGGAATGGGCGCGACCTCAACAAGGTTGATCCCAGAGAAGGCAAGTTCCAGTTCACCAACGAGGATGGCACGCTGGTGCTGACTCGCATCACCAAGGCCAAGACCAACTATTGGATTGACTTTTGATCAGTGCTCGTGAAAGAAAATGCTGCGCACCACGTCCACGGTGACCGCCACGGAGATGGTTATAGCCAGCACAGTGCCGCCTATGACCTTCTCCCAGTCTTCCCAGGTTTCCATGATGTTATTTAATGGTTAGCACGATGCGAGCATGGTTACACAAGTGCTACGGAAGGCATGCTCCGCCATGGACCTGGCCTGCCACTGCCTTTGGTATCGCATTGCTGATCGTGATACCACTGTTTATCATAAACATCGACTGGGGTGTGCTGGCCATGTATGCCATCCAGCTTGGTGTCATAGCAGGAACAGTTGGCTGGCAATGGTGGCAGCGCAGCCTCAAACGCAAGCTGCGCCGTTGGCTAGCTCACGAGCTCATGGGCTACACCATGCAGCGTGGCCATGTGCATGGCCCAGTGGGCGAGCTGGACAAACCTGGCAATCTCTGCGGCGCTGGTGGGCAGAGCTTTGGCCCCATGACCAATACATGGCAAGAGATCTTTGATCAGTGGCCTGACCATAGCCTCAGGCTACAGTTAACAGCCAAGAACGGGCGAGCCATACAAGAGGCTCTGTTCTTTGGATATTTTGGTCCATTGGAAGCATGGTGTGAACGCAATCTCAGCCATGGGTTCTATCTGTGGTCAGATGACAAGAGCGTAAGCCTCATCATACCATATGAACAGGATCGCATCATGTGGATGCTGGTCTGGAATGACAGGTTACCCACTCCAGAAGAGCTGGACGCAATCTGATGCCGAGCTCTCAGCGTTGGGTGCTGGGACCTGAGGTCACCCAGAGCAGCGTGATACCTCTGACTGGTAGCACCGTGATAATTGGTGATATTGGCTACTGGATGCAGAATCAAACAGAGCTGGAAGCTGATCTCCAAGATCTGGGAGCCGAGCGACATGGTGTGGTTCTGTGGTTTCCCAACCACGAAACTCGCATGATGTGGGTGTTGCGTTGGAGCTAATCAGTGAGAAAATCTTGGTTGACAGGCACTTGATCTGTGCTATTGTACGATATAAGCAAACAAGGAGCACAGACATGTACACTCTAGCAGCCATGTTCGTGGGTGCAGTGATCGGGGCAATCGTCATGGATCTGCTCTGGGCACTGCGCTTGGGCATCCCGCAGGCCATGTGGCGCAATCGCACCCAGCGCACCGGTGAATGACATGCCAAAGTTGTTCATGCTCATAGGCGTTCCTGGCTCGGGCAAGAGCACATGGATACGCGAGCACAGCCATGAGGCTGTGATAGCCAGCACAGATGACTACATAGAAGCTGCGGCAGCTGCGCAGGGCCTGACCTATAACGAAGTCTTTGAGACTGAGATCAAGGCTGCTACAGCAGCACTGCGCGAAACCGTGAAGCAGGCCGTGCGCGACCGGCGAGACATCATCTGGGACCAGACCAACCTCACGGCCAAGACCCGCCGAGGCAAGCTGGGACAGGTGCCCAAGAGCTATGAGCGCATCGCGTTGTTCTTTCCTACCCCGGACGGGGCAGAATTGGAGCGGCGCTTGGCTGGCCGGGCGGGCAAGACCATCCCTGCTGGGGTCATGACCAGCATGATCGCCAGCTTGGAACCCCCGGGTCCCGGCGAGGATTTCGACGAGATCTACCACGTCCCTGTGGCTAAAAAGGGCTGAGAACGCAGTTCAGCTAGGGCTAAATTACTGAGATCTTTGGTGAAAAAACTGGAAAAAAGTGGTTGACGTGCTGTATAACCGTGCTATTGTACACATGTTGAAGCAAACACACACAACGCAACACACACAGGAGTTACACATGGAAAAGCTTTTCACGGTCGCTGGTTACAGCACTCTCAACGGCGAGACCAAGGCTCGCTTTGCTACTTCTATGGATCGCGTCAAGGTCCTCGCACGCAATGGACATACGGACATCCAGCTGCAGGCGCTGCCGCAGGCCATGTCCAAGGAAGCTGCGCTGGCTTTCATCGAAGGCAAGGCAGCTGTCAAAGCAGAGGGCAAGGCTGTAGCGCAGGCAGAGACCGTGGCTGAGGTCAAGGACATTGCTGCCATCCGCGCCAAGAACCTCGAGACCATGATCAAGACTTCCGAACGCATCCAAAAGATGGAAGAGCGTGCGGGCATGCGCGAAGCGATCTAATCGCAGGCTAATAACATTCTAGGGCAGCAACCAGATTGATTGCTGCCCTAGCCATGTCTGCACTATGCTGCTGCATGACAAGTTGCTACAGTCGCTACGATTTAGATAACCTCTACGGTCATAGATTCTATATCAGGCCAGAACGCCAGCGATGGGAATCATGGTTTGCGTGGCGACCAGTGCAGATGTTGTATTGGCATGATCAAGCACCGTTCAGCACAGACTGTCCGATCAAGCTGGGCAAGATCGTGTGGCTGAAGCGCATACTGCGAAGGCGCGTGATAGACCATCATGCTGGGCCGGGCCGTGAGTTTGCGCCATCCTTTGATCACTGGGAATACACCACGATGTTTGATCTGCTCAAGTGGGGCAGTGTGTAAATAGCTCATGCGCATAACAGAACTCCTCGAAGGTGGCTGGGACACCACAGTAACACAGGGCACGGTGATCAAACCAGCCACTGTCAAGATCACGCTGGCCAAGGTGCAGCAGTTTGTGCGAGACTTCAATCGCTGGCTCAGTGCTATGAATCAAGGTCAGGTAGAGCTGGGTCGGCCCACTGGATCTGGCACCTATCATGAGATAGATAGCAAAGAGCATCCAGACAAGATCTACGGTGACATCGATCTGCAGATGATAGCGCCAGATGTGATGGGTGCCAGCTACGGTCAATACACCAACCACTGGAACCAGCTGGCTGATCAGTTCGTGAAAAGCACTCAGCCGGATTACATACACACGGGCGAGAGCAAGCCAGGCCATCCCATATTCCAGATAGGACCCGATCAGTACGTGCAGGTGGACTTCATGTGGCACCCACCTCAGCTAAGGGCCTGGGGTGCTGCCAGAGTGACACCAGAGCGCGGGGTCAAAGGCCTGCTCACTGGTAACATGTTCAGCGTGCTGGGCGAGCTGTTGGATATGAGCATACAGCATGCGGGCGTGCAGCTCAAGACCGTGGATGATGTGCATGTGCCGTTCAGCAAGCAGAAGAACACGGTGATCAAGACCATCAGCACTGATCCAGAAAGTTTTATCTACGACATCTTTGTCAACGAGTATGAGCAGATCACTGGACGAGAGCCCAGCACTGCCAAGCTGGATACCTTGCTGAACCGTTTCCGTGGCAACGATCCCAGTGACGTCAAGATCGCCAAGCTGGTCAACGCAGTGAAAGGCTTGGCACGCAGCTTTGAGCTTAACCACATGTACGGCAAGAAAGACCTGGCTGGGTTTGCAGATGCGCATGACTTCTTGGCCAAGTTCGTGGATCGCTACGAACAGAAAGCCATGACAGACGT